GGGGTTTCCCCCTCTGGAAATCTGGGCGTAGTGTAGCCCTCTAACCAGTTTAATGGATCATGATGACTTGTCATCCGATACTTAAAATTTGTTGGAAAATACATAGCGAACAGCTTTGATCATAACGATCATTGTATCGCGGGTGGTTCCCTCTGGTCTGCCGTCCCTTAATTGGAACAGCGGAAGTGGGTTTCATGCTTTGGTATCAAAATTAGTGCTGTTACTTTATAACAGAACCAGATTAAGATAAAAAATAAAAGAATTCTAACATGAACAACAAAATATTATCAAAAGATAAGATTTTTGCTGGTCTTAAGTTATATTCTAATATTTACAAAGCAGGATCCATGATCAAACTTTCAAATGAAAAACATTTGAAGTTAGTACTTAAGGAAATTGGGTGACGTATTGTCACTCTTTCTCTTTTAAGTACTAAGGAGATCTCCCGTTTTAGAATGTTACACAACTTCGGAGTTTTTATTCTTAAAATGAATAGAAATCACGGAGAAGTGTATACCGTTAAGTATCTCAAAGCTTGTCAGCTCTGTATCCAGAAAAAGTTAGCGGGACAACCTTTCAGTTCTCTTAGAGAGGTTGAACCGGATTATAACTTTCCGAGACTATCCAAATCAGGACTTCCTTCTGTTATTAAGACAACAGATAGAAGTTCTATTTGTAACAATAGTTATCGAATAATAAGATTGTGGTTATCTATATTCTCATTATATAGAGTAATTAAGATACCATTCAATCCAAAAATTCATACTATTACTGATAGTTTCTCGGGGTCTAATATCCACTTAGCCGATTTTAACATTTGATTAGAATTTAATTCTAGTCGAATATTACAAAAATTTACTAAGTTGGACCTTAAGGATTTGAAATCTCATAGGATAATTCCTATTTTGAAATCTTCTCCAGGTGGACCAAAAAGTTATAGTCATCTACTTTCATCTTATATATCTCTAAAGTCTCTTCCTATTTTTGAGTATATAAGTATGTGAGTGGATATAACTAAATCTGAGAATATCAAAATTCTATTTAGGAATATAGAACATATCTTCGATAAGTTCAATATATCTAAATCCATGAATGTTGGTGCAATTGGAAAATTATCCTTCAAGGAGGAAGCAGCAGGAAAGTTAAGGGTTTTTGCGATGGTTGATGTAATAACTCAATCATTGTTAGAACCTTTACACAATTCTCTCTTCGCTCTCTTTAAGTTAATTCCTAACGATTGCACTCACGACCAGGATCGTGGAGTCAAATACGCTCAAGAACTGAGTACAAAATACTCTTGTTCTTACGGATTTGATCTTTCATCTGCGACTGATAGATTACCTATCTCTTCTCAAGTTGCCATATTGAATTCTCTTTTTGGAAATTCAATTGGTTATATTTGGAAGGAGATACTTGTCTCTAGAGATTATTCGATAGAGAAAAACAAGTACGGTATACCTGAACAAGTAGTTCGGTATTCAGTGGGTCAACCTATGGGGGCTTTATCTTCGTGGGCTATGCTTAATTTGATGCATCATATGATGATTCAATTTATAGCTGTCCATTTGGGTAAAGTTTCTCCTGGTCAATGGTATAAGGATTATATTGTACTGGGTGATGATCTTGCACTTTTTGATAAGGATGTAGCTGATAGGTACCTCTTACTCTGTAAAGAGTTAGGAGTATCTATTAACTTATCTAAATCGATAGTGTCACAAGATCGCCCTGTCCTTGAATTTGCTAAGCGAACTTCTGTTGGCGGTATAGATGTATCGGCCCTTCCTTTCAAAGAATTATTGACTTCTGATAATTTCTTTGGAAGATTGGCGGTAACTACACGTTTGATTAGAAGTAAGTGAGGTAAAGACCTGTTTAAAATACTTACAATAGGAAATAGACGAAAGGCAGATAAAACTGTCGATCGTATATATCCTATGGTAGGATATTTAACTCAGTTATTCCAAAATGGAATCATTTCATTAACAGATGTATTATCTTTAATAAATGAAAGGGATAAACCATTAGCTTTCTTCGGTCGAAATATCAACTGAATGAAACCTAATCTTATCTCTCGAGTTTTAAGAAATTATCTTAATACTGGTAATTTTGATGTAAATCTATTACCGGAGAGAGAGAGGTTCTTTGCAACTGTTAATTCTATTACTTTTAAAAATGTCTTACTTCATAAAATTAGTGACAAAATCACTAAGATTGAAAAGATTGACTATTTAAGTAATAGGATAGAGATCCTTAAAACCATATTAAAACAAACATATGGTGGTCCAGATTCATGGAAGAAAGATGGAAATAATGACTATATAATTCCTATTAAGGATTTAATTTATATGAGTCCTCTTATTGACATTTTCTTCTGTAAACCTGGAAAATCAGTACCATCTATTAAACTCTTAAATCAAGGTTTAGATGTTGATTTGTCTCTAGGAAAGGGTTGAAAATTTGAGTTAATGACTTATTATTTACAATATATTACGAGTTTTAGAACTAATCCAAGTTTCTCAAACTCTAAATTATTTGTAGATCTTAAGTTAGAAACTCTTGTTTCTCACTTTGATAGATTGAATAATCTTGAAATGACTATTGAATTTTATAAAGATCGAGAAGATCTTCGAAAAGATAAGATTGATAATCCCCTTAAAGTTCTAGACTTTATTAAGGAGGTTTTAAATCCTAAATTTAAGATATCTTCCGATTTTGTAAAATTTGATAATCAATATCTTGATAGTTCAATTACACGAGATCCTGCTCCTGGATTTAAACCTAGGTTCAGTTTCGACAAAGCTCGAAAGAAACTACCTCTTAATTTCATGGAATGAAATAAGAAGTAATAAAACAAACATTCTTTAACGAGAGGACTCCGAATATCAGAGTCCTGCTGGTTAAATATTAGTCTGTAAAAGGGCTGGTGGATAATCAGTTAAAAGGGTCCTGAAAATCATCAAACAATGATGAGGATGCAGGGTTGCCCTTAGCGG